TGCCGCCTTCACCCCTGGGTTCAAATTCACCTATTACAATGTTGTTGCCGCCACACCGGCAACAAGCTCTGTCAGTGCCCCTAGTAACACGGTGGCCACTGAGCGGGTTGGCCGCCCACCCACCAATCTTCGTGATCAGTAACTGGCCACCGGCCAAGGAGGAAAGACATGGGTTCAAGTTCAAACCCTTTAACGTTCCCTAGTCTGGTTCCCAACCCCCTGACTGGGGTGCTCGAGGTTAAGAGCGTCCCAACCCAGGTTGGGTTTCCATTCGCAAGAACTGCTTGGTACGTTGGTACCGGGCAACAGATTGAGACGCTGGAAGAGCTGTTCAACGTGATCCAGCCAAATGACGTCGCGTTCTTGGCACCGCAGCGGTTCGAGGAGACTGGCTTGGTGCTCGACAAGTCAGGGGTCTCACTGATCGGTTATGGCTTTGATCTCGGTGGTCTAGGCTCGGCCTTTATTGAGCCGGGTGGGGTGAATGACCCTGGTCTCTCAATCGAGGCTGATGACGTCACACTGATCAATGTGGGCGTCGCCGGTAAGGGCACCGCGGACTATGCCCTTCAGCTTGGTGATGAGATTGCTCGGTTCAGGGCGTATCGTTGCAAACTTGAGGGCCCAGATGGTGTTGCCGTGAAGATTGTTGGGACCGGCGACATCATGTTTGATGATTGTGAGTTCTGTTGGTGTGGTGTTGGGGTCGACTTCGTTGGTGGGGTCTCCTCGTTCCCAACCCAGACGCTCATCCGTAGGTCACGTTTCCACAACATCGTCACCGCCCACCTTCGCGGGACTGGTGCAACTGGAAAGAACGTGAATACCGAGCTCATCGACAACTTCCATGACAAGGATGAGTCGGCGGTCGGCCCAACAGATTACCTGTTGCTTGATGCGGCAGGTTCCACCGGATTGGTTAGTGGGTGCCGATTTGCCCATGCCACCAACGAGGCGGCTGTCTTGACGATCGCGGCTGGCATCATGTGGGCTGCTAATGCTACCGAGGCTGGTTGGTCTACCGCACGGCCTGCGTAAGGAGCAGTATGAAGCACACGTGTACAACATTACCAATCTCGCTTGATCTGACTAGTGCAGATTGGGCGAGATTGGCCTCTCAGGCTGAGTCATTCAACTCATCTTGCCAATCGACCAAGTTGACATTCACCAGGATATCAGGTGTCGGGGTCATTCCTAAGGTATTTGAGTATAAGATTAATGTTCTGGATGGGCGTATTTGGAAGCAGACCATTACCTTTGATGATCTGCGTAACCCGGCGATGACCTTTAACGTCAATGACCTGTGGAGGTTGACGGAGTTTTCACAGCAACGGACACTCAGAGATATACTGGTGGCACTTGTTGGTTCCTACCCTGATCTAGAAAAGATCACATATGACTTCGTGTAGGGGATAAACAATGCTTGAATTTATCGGTAGTTTGCTCCTAACACCTGGCACACCAATTCGTCTTGTACTGGCCTTTCCGCTTATTGCAGGTCAGCGCTATGATACCCTTATCATCTCGCAGCGGCGGGTGAACGCCGGGTTCATCTTTGTTGGTGACAAGGAGATGACCGGCGAGGCAGATATGATGTTCGCCATTCCGCCAGCGTCCGCTACATCATGCCCGTTTGCAAACATCAATCTAGCGGTGGTGAATCGCTCAGATCCAGTTATCATTGAGACTGTGACGGTTGATGGTTCGGCGGCAGAGACAATTCAGATCTCAGGTCTTAAGGCATAGTGAGGTGATGTATGGGTGTTGAGATCGAGGGTTTACCAAGTGGTACAAGTGGTGGTGGGGCACCCTCAGGTCCTGCTGGTGGGGCACTTAGTGGGACCTATCCTGACCCTGAGATTGCCCTTGCGGTAGAATCAACAAGAATTGATGCAGGTAACTTTACCACCATCTCTACGGTGTTTGTTGACGTGGATGCCGCGGTGGCCAAGTTAGATATCACCACAGGGGCTCGTAGAGTCATGATCCTTGTGGCTGCAATGGCTAAGGCGAGCGTTCCTAATAATCCGTGTCTTGATCTCTCAATTGATGGGGTCCGACAGGGAGAAACCTTTGGGTTATGCTTCGCTGATTCTGAAGGTGGGTCAGTTGGGGAGAACGTGAATTTATCTTTTCATTATACTACCCCCGCGGCCTTGGCGGCAGGAGCACATGAGATTCGACTGATGTACCGACTTAGTCTTGCAGGAACATTGACACTTTATGCGTCTGATGCCATCACGCCATTGGTGATGACCGCGATCGAATTACCTTCATAGAGGAACTTTATGATCAGGGCTATTCCAATCAAGGGCCTCAGTGAGGAACGCGAGCGCGAGTTAAAGCATTATGTGCGCACGAACCTTGATCTAGCGATCCGTGGGACACAGACGCTCTTCACGGAGCATGTCCCGCGCTGGCGTAAGATCTACAACGGAGAGCCCTTTGAGCAGGTGAAGAGCTTCCCATGGCACCGAGCAAGTAACTTTGTGGTCCAACTGGTGGGCATTCATACCGACACGCTGGTGGCTCGCATCCTCTCCCTCATCTTTAAGACCGACCCGCTATTCACATTTACGGCGTTTGGTGAGCTTCCAGAGCATATTAAGAAGGATCTGGAAGATTTCATGAAGCACACGGCGTTAGATGAGTCAGAGCTAGCGCTGTACAATACGATTAAGGACTGGTTGTTTGATATTGTGAAGTTGGGTTCGTCGGTGGCAAAGGTGCCCTATGTGACGGACCACACCATCGTGGTTGAGCCCTCATCAACGCCGAATGAGATCTCAGAAAGGGAGGTGGTGCGCTACGACGGACCCAAACCAATGAAGACGTTGTTCACTGACTTCTTGATGTGGCCTTTGGGGGTGCAGGACTTTAAGGATGCGATCATGAAGGTACACCGGGTTCGCCTCCATAAGGAGACCGCACTTCTGCGTGCATATCAGGGGTTCTATGATCTCGACGTGATCAAACAGTTGTACACAAGACCTGACCTCAGCAATCGAACCAATATTGAGGTTAAGCAGGAGGAGAATACCGGCATCGTCTCATTGCCGGCAGATCGGTTGACGTTCTATGAGTGTTGGATTGACAAGTACCCACTGGTTGATGGTAGGTACTACTCATTGGTGTTGACCTATCACATTGAGTCGGACAGCTTCGTTAGAAAGATCTATAACCCGTATAATACTGGTGATGATCTTGCTGATGTATTCATCGGATGTAAGTTGTTCCCACGTGATGACATGTGGCATGGTCGTGGGTTCGCGGAATTGCTTGAGCAATCTCAGGAGGAGGCAAGTACGATTCACAACCAACGGCGAGATCGTGCCACCGCGGCCAACACCAACGTCATCGTGGCCCGCAAGGACTCAATGCTGGATCTTAGCTTCCCACTATTTCCCAATAAACCACTGTTTGTGGACAGCCTGGATGATATCAGGGTAGAACAGATGGGCCGTGAATCAACCTTTGAATTTGAGGAGGAGCGTGTTGCACTTGACCTTGCGGAGAGAAGGTCAGGTGTCAGCCCGCCGATGATCGGCTACGGTGCAGGGGCGATGGGAGGAAAGCGTGGGGTCTATTCCGCCTCAGGTACGCTATCCATGCTTCAGGAAGGTAACATGCGAACAGATCTAAATATCATGGATCTGCGCGCCGCCGTTACCAGGGTAGGTCGTCTTGCTCTAAAGTCATACGCGCTCGGGGGCGTGCATGAACGCCTTCGTCAGAAGTTTGACCCAGCACGGATGATTCGGATCGCACGTAGCATCGCGATGTACAATCAGCTGCAGATGGACTTGACCTGTAGCAACGCGTCGGTGAATCGTGAGGTTGATCGTCAGCACGCTACCATGCTTGCTCAAACGATGACCACGTACTATACACAATCCATTGAGTTGGTCAAGATGATTATGACCATCAAGGACCCGACGCTCAAGAATTATCTCATGAGCATCTATAAAGGGAGCAAGGTCCTCTTCCACAATATTTTGAAGAGCTTTGACAATGGAGATACCGAACGAATCCTCCCAAGACTCGAGTTACCAGGAGCTGATATCCCAGCTGGAGCCCCTGGCCAAGGAGTTCCTGGCCAACCAGGACAGGTTGTCCCTTTTGCTCAACAGTCAGGAATGGCTCCTGTTCCTCCGGCTCCTGGGGCACCTGGAGAGCAGGTCCCGCCGGACGTTGGAGCGATCCCACCTTCGGCCTGAGATCTTTAAGGCACAAGGCGCTTTACAGGTGATCAGAGAGGTTAAGGGATTTAAGGAGAACCTCAGAAAGTTAATGGAGAACTTCAAGATAGCTCTTGAAGAGAAGGATCGATCTAGGAGACCGGAGGTAATATACAATGAAGAACTTGAGACTTTACAACGCGAATCCGCCAAATATGCCGCAGGGCTCCCCACCACTGGCGACAAACCCAGCGGCCCCAACACCGGCCGTCCCAGCAGTACCCGCGGTGGAGACGGAGGATCAGAAACGTATTAAGAAGCTGGAGTCTGAGAATCGTGAGTACCAACAGACGAACAGCGCGCTTCTGAACAAGGTAGCGAATCTGACCCCAGCAAAGCCGGTCAATCAACCGGCAACCCCACCGAATCCGGCTGATCAGCGCAGTAAGTGGTGGACGGACCCAGATGCTGCCTTTGCTGAGAGGGCAGCACCACTGGTTCAGGCCACGACCCAGACGCAGGTGTACTTGATCAAAGAGCAGATGAAGGTCAAGTACGCCAAGGAGTTCAAACTCTGGAGTTCAGAGATTGATGAGCTTGCCAACCCATTGAACCCGATGTATCTCATGGATCCAGCGACGTGGGAGATCATCATCGAGCGCGTGCGTGGGCGTCACGTGCAGGAGTACGCAAGGGACCCATCCATGGTTCCAGGATATTCTGAGTCGTCCAGTCCGAGTGATCCGCCCGCGCCAAAGACGGCGCAACAGCAGCTCACTGACCGAGAGCTTAAGATCGCAAAACAGCTTGGTGTCACGCCGGAGAAGTATCTGGCTCAAAAATCTAAGATGACCGTGGGGGTGTAAATTGGCTGAAGATAAAAATAAAGCTGAGGAACTGGTGCCAGAGGGCCCGGTTCAAAAGTATTTCACTCCTCGTTCAGAGCTTGAGATCCTGACCGATGAGAACATCATTGCTGAGGACCTCATGCCCCCAGCAACCTTTGATGTACGGTATCTGATTCCTGGGATCAGGTGTCGTTGGGTCAACTGGAAGGCGAAAGAGGGCGCGATGATGTATGGTGCCCAGGCAGAGGGCTATCAGTTTGCGAACAAGAATGATGTTGAGTGCACGATCAAGCCGAATAAGGAAGGTAAGTTCTTAAATGGTGATGTTGTGCTGATGAAGATCTCTGAGGCTCGATATGCTTCAGCGATGAAGGCCCTAGTCCTCCGTACCAAGATGGCGGCTGGTCAGACCGCAGAAGCTGCCATGGAGGAGATGAAGGGGCTGATGAAGCGGTCAGGCGGGCACCTTACCCCCTTTGCGCCCGACCAGGCGCAACTTGATCGGCTAATCGATGCCAATCAAGCGGTAACTCATACAGTTACCAGATCTTAGTGAAAGGAGACCACTCTCATGGCGGGTAAAGCCGTACCTATCGTGGTAGCAAGAACCACCACTGATAGTCAGCCATCCATCCGTCGTTATCAAGAGAAGGCAGCTCAAACCTTCAAGTTTGGGACCCCTGTCTTTCGAGATAATGTCGTTGATGGCGGGGTTGCAGAATGGTCGGGGGTAGTGGCAACTAGCAAGGTTGCTGGGATTGCCATTGAGCCCGCCTCCAATCTGACCACCGTGGGCGTCAAGGAGACCTTGACGTTCGGGGAGGTTCAAAACCAACCCTTAGCAGTAAATATCCCTCGCGGGGCGCCCATTAACGATGGGTCGATCGGTGTTCAGCTTGCTGATAACACCACCGAATTCCAGGCCCAAGTGCTGGATACGGTCGCTGCCTTGGAGACGGACGTGGGTAAGTCCTACGGCCTGACCAAGGATTCCAACGGGTACTGGTACATCGACAAAACGAAAACAGACAGCATCGTAGTGACCGGGGTTTATGCCGGTGATGCTGGTCGCAACGGTGGGCGGGAGTTTTTCCGATTCCTCGATGCGGCCGCCCAGATGGGAGGTGCATAGTACTATGATGACACGCGGAAACTATGCCCAGCTGATGGCGCCTGGTATCCATGAGTTGATGGACCAGCAGACTCAGCTGGAAGCAAGGGACTCGGAGTACGACAAGATCTTTAATACTCCGACGTCTGACAAGGCCTTCGAGGACGATGTTGAGTTCGCTGGCCTTGGCCCGATGACTACCAAGCCAGAGGGTCAACCGATCAACTA